TGGAGCGGACGGCGTGCCCGGTGCGCTCACGCCGTATGGACGCCGCCAGGGTGGCCGCTGCCAGCCGCGCGCCTTCCTCCGCTAGCTTCGCCCGGATGGCGTCCACGCCCCTGTTACAGGCCCTCTCAGCCGTGCCGTCGAAGATCGGCCCGGAGCACTTCACGCGGGCCATCTAGACCACCCGCTGACGTGCTTTGCGCCCGTAGGCGGTGCGAACCCTGTCCTCTATCGACGGCAGGCCCTGGCCGGGCACTGCTGACGTGCCCTCGGCGAGTGCCCTGGCGTATGCGCTGGACTTCTGCGCCACGTACACCTGGCTGTAGGCGATGGCCAGTTCACGCACGGCCGGCGGGACCAGCAGCGCCGTGGCGGTGGCGTTGACGGCGTGGCTGGCTGCGGTGGTGCCGAACTCGCCGCGCAGCACGGTCAGCAGCCGGGCGGCGTAAACCTCGGCTGCGGTGTGGGTGGCGAGTCTGGTGCCGTCGTAGGACCGGATCACGGCCACGTTGTTGCCGGTCACGCTGGTGGCCAGCATCACTTCGGCGTCGAGTTGCAGCAGTTCCCCGGCGTGGATGTCCGCCCCGGTGCCCACTAGCAGGATGTTGTCGCCCGCGCTGTCCGTGGTACACCCGGCGCCTATCTGCGCCTGGCCGGTGTCGGCATACGCCTTATCGCTGACAAGCAGCCGCTCGGAGTCGATGGTGATGGTGTCGCCGACGCCGGTCACGGAGCCGTCGGTAACGGTCACGGTGGCGTCGCCGGATCCCGCGAGGACTGCCAGCGCCCCGGCCGGCCGTGACTTGATCCAGAACCCGAAGGTGCCGGTAATGGCCACGTCCCGCTGCGGGGTGTCGCCGACGCCGAACCCGGCCGCGGTGGAGCGGTCCAGTTCGATGAAGGTGAACGGCGGGCTGTAGTTCCACGGCCCCCAGAAAATCTGGTTAGCCGGGATGACGACGCCCCCGGACGTGACCACGGGAACGTTGACGGTGGTGTCGGCCAGTTCCCGCTCATCGAACCAGATCCGCCACGGCAGCGCGTACTGGTAGTTGGGCCAGTCCCAGTAAGCCGTGGTGTCCACGTTGTAGAACCGGCGGTGGCAGAGGCGGTTCACGTCGTCAGTAGCGGACTGGATCGCGCTGTCGATATGCGCGTTGTAGTCCGCTGTCTGCAACATGTCGCTCGCGCTTTTTACGTCCTCGCGCGAACAGTATGCGGGCAGGTAAACCGCCATTCCTGTCCCTTGCTTTCCTGGCGTCGGCCGGAACTGCGGCCGTGGGATTGGCTTGCTGAGCTATTCGGTTGTCAGATGCCGGACATCGTGTCCGCGTCGTAGTCCTGCGGGTACTCCCAGCCGCAGAACCGGCAGAACAGAACCGCCGATGCCTGCGGTGGCCCGTTCGTCAGCGGCTGCCCGTCCCTCGGGCAGGCGACCGGCGGCTGCGAGCGGTAATAGGTCTCGTACGCAGCCGCTTCCTTGAGGACTGAATCGAGTGCCCACCAGCCGCCGCCGGTCACATTCCCTCCCTCCGGGGTCCGGTGCTGCCTGCCCTAGCTAGCTCGAAGCGGGCGGCTGCGGTGCCGAGGATCCGGCAGCAGCGACGGCAGCGGCCGAGTTGCCGAGGTCGGACAGCGCGGTGTTCACGGCGGTGAAGTCCAGGCCGGGGTTGGCCTGCTCAAGCGCCGCCAGCGCGGTCTGCACCTGGCCGAGCCCGGTGTTGATCTCGGTCACGTCCACTTCGATGGTCTGCGCGTCGGCGTCAAGCTGTGCCTGGTCGGACATGATCTTGATCTCCCTTGTCTCTATCCGGGCGAGCACCGCCCGGATGGCCTTGAGTTCGTTCAGAACTTCGCCGTGCTGGCACGGTGGCGGCTTGTACGGCCAGGACCACGCGACGCCCACGGCTAGGTCTGCGGTTCGGTGATGGTGAAGGCCGAGCACGACACGGTCGCGCCCGAACTGATGGACGTGGAGTTCATGTTCAGGTCGGCGCCCGAGGTGCCGACGGAGCCGCTGGCGCCGACGGTGGAGTTGTCGGACTTGACCAGCACGAAGTAACCGGCGGTGTTCGTGGCCGCGGCGGTGGCGCTGCCGATGGAGTTGGCGGTGGCGGTCACGGTGCCGGCCGAGGCCGAGGCGGTGGCGAACGCCGTGGCGCCGAAGGTGAGCGTGGCCAGCAGGGTGCCGGTCACGGAGCCGTCGAGCGCCGGCTGGCTGCCCGAGTAGATCTTGAGGAACCCGGAGTTGAGCAGCGCCGTGGCAGCGTTGACAGCAGCGATCACCGTGGCGTCATAGAACAATGGATTATTCGCCACCGCTGCCGCCCATCCTGGACAGCCGAAGGCTGCCCGTGCTGGTGATCTCGGGCGGGTCCTCGGGTTCGTCCGCCGACGGCTCTGAGACGGCCTTAGCGGGCTTGGCCGCCTTCGGGGTCACTGGTGCCGCCGGGGGGTCCGGTTCGGCTGCGGGCGGCTCAGCTACGTCTGCCGGGGACGCCTCGGGCGCCTCTGGCTCGACGTACCCGGACTCTCCGGGCTGCGCGCCCGCGTTCCTGCCGCCGCCGGTCGTGGTCTTCGCCATGTCCTCGCGTTCCTTTCCGCATACAGGGCAGCAGGCCAGTGAGCCGGCGATGGCCCGGCAGCCGCAGCCGTCGCAGTCCCACATATGGCCTCCTATAGCGCCGTGATATAGGCGCCGGTGTCGTAGGTCACGTACGTGACCGACCAGGTGATAGCGCCCGTGCTGGTGGCCACGGTCGTCACGTCGATCGTCCCGGCGGGCACGATCAGCAGCCCGCCGCTGGTGAACGGGACGCCCTGCCCGCCCGACGTGGTGTTCCACAGGAACGTGCCGTCCGCGCCGCTGGCCAGCAGCGCCGTGGCCTTCGCCTGCGGGACCGCGAGAGACGTGCCCGCGGCCTTCCCGGTGAGGTCGAGCGTCGCGCAGAACGACGCCGTGCTAGCCGAACCGCCCGCCGGGGTGTTGCCGACTGACAGCGTCGTCGCCTGCGACTGGATCACCGTGGACACCACGCCGGTCAGCGACGTGACGATGACCCGCCCGCCGGCCACGGTGAAGATGTGGCCGGTGGTGCTGGCGGGCAGCGTCTTGGCCCCGCCAGTCACCAGCGCCCCGTACGCGGACGCGAACAGCTGCGCTGCCTGCCCGGCCGGGTTCACGGACATCAGGCCGTCAGAGCCCCGACGTAAGCGCCCTCATCGAGCGGGATGTACGTCAGATACCAGTTGATCGCGCCGGTCTCAGCATTCGCGGCGGTCGCCGTGATGGTGCCAGCCGACACCGGGAACGGCGCGAGGATGCCGAACGTGACGTTGCCCGCGTGAGCGCCGATGGTCATGGCGCCCGGCTTGCTGGTCGTCGGCGTGTCAACCACCGAGAACCAGGTGCCGGCTTCCTCCGTGACCGCCACGGTGGTCGCGATACCGTTCGTCTCGGCCGTGCCGACAGTCGGCGCGGTCCCGATGGTGAACCCCGGGTCGCCGCCCGGGACCGTGGTGACCAGGCCGAAAAACGATGTCACCAGGACAGCGCCCGTGTGGACCGTGAACAGTGTCTGCGTGCCGGGTCCGCCCTGCGGGAAAGTCAGGGCGCCCGTCCGCACGACCTGGCCGAGCACGCAGAGCCGCGCGGCGTCCAGGTTGAGGACGTTGGACATTAGTACCCTCCTGTCAGGCGCACGGGATGCGCAGGTTGGCGGGCTTCCGCTGGCTGGTCAGGTCGTACAGCAGCGCGACCGGCAGCGTGGCCCCGGAGCCGCTCACCGTGACGTTGATGTAGTCGAACGTGTCGGCCAGTTCGGACACCAGGAAATCGACGTAGAACACGGCGCTGGTGGTCGTGATCGGGCAGGTCAGCACGTTGGAAGACCACGACCCGCTGATGGACTGCGAGACCCAGTGGGTCGTGTTGCCCGTCAGCCGGGTGAACCCGGTGCCCGGCTGGCCGAACCCGTTAGCCGTGGTCCAGTTGTCCGTGGTGCCGCCAGTGAACGCGGTGGACGCGGTGACGGTCAGGATCGCGGCGGTAGACGTGCCGTTGACCGCCATGAAGCCGATGCCCGAGCAGTCCGCCAGGGCGATGTTCAGCCCCGAAGGGTTCTGGACGATGTCGTACTGGCGCCCTAGGGCGCGCATTCCAGCCACTTGTGACTCTCTTTCCCCCGGCGGGCGTTACTGCGCCGGATTGACGTGCCCTTACGGGCGGGGATCAGCTAGGACCGGGTGGCCAGCTGGACGAACGCGGACAGGGTGTTCGCGCTGTTGTTGTGGGGGGTGAGCGCCGACTGCAACCAGGGCCGGCCGTCAACCCGCTCGATGATGCGGTAGGCGGTCTGGTCGTTCTGGAACAGGAAGTGCTCGCTGGCGGACACCTCGACGGACTGCCGGTCACCGATCAGGTAGTACGACAGGTCCACGAAGTTGATGTCACCCGTGGTGCCCAGCTGCGACACCTTCTCCGTGAAGATCACCGGGCGGCCGAGGATGGTCATGGGCGGGGTGTCGGCGCCAGCGTTGTTGCCGTAGCCGCCGATCCACACCGGCCCGCCGCCCGTGCCCACCGACAGCGCCATCGTGGCCAGCTGCGGGAACGTGTCGATAGCGCAGATCCACACCGCGTTCTTGAGCGACGTGGGCAGCATCCGGGCGTACATCGCGACGATGTTTTCCCACACGATGGTGGCCGCGGGCTGCCCGGACACCTTGGTCACCTGCACCGAGGCCGGGCTGTTGATGAAGCCCTCCGGGGTGCCGGCGCCCGTCTCGGTCATGAACGCCACGTCCTCGGCCCACGCCAGGCCGGCGGGGATCCGGGTGTCGAACCATCCCGAGAACGCCGGGGCGTCGTTCAGCAGTTCGTTCGGGACCTTGAAGAACCCGGTGAGCTTCTTGGCGTCGAGCGTGACCTTGCCGAAGGTCGCGGTGGACTCCGTCAGGCTCGAAGCTTCCTCGGTCCAGTAGAACGTGACGCCGCCGAACAGGCTGGACACGTGGCTGGTGTCATCCACGGTCGGGATGGGCACGCGCAGGGTGGACATCGGGATCACGGTGGCGCGCGACCTGACGATGGAGTCCTCAAGCGCCAGCTGCAGCAGTTCCGACCGCATGATCTCGGGGATCAGGAAGCCACCCGAGCCGGGGTCCTCCGAGCCGAAGCTGTTGCGGAACGACCGGACCACTTCGAGCTTGTGGAGCAGGTCCACGCGGTTCTTCTGGGTGCCCGGGACGGCCTCGGCCCGGATCGCCTGGCAGTACTCGCCGATGGAGCCGAAGCGGTCCTCCGCGTCGGGATAGGCGCGCTCGAACTCGGCGCCGATGGCCATCTTGTTGTAGACCGTGCCGCGCCCGTGCGAGACGGCAGCGGTGCCGTTCAGGGTGAGCCGCGGCTTGCCCTCGCGGAAGTCCACGGTGGTGCCGAGCGCCACCGGGGACTTCCGGCCGGCGCCGTTGTCGCGGACCATGTCGAACAGGACCCTCTGCACCTGGTCCTTGATGTCCGTGGCCGTGTCGGGGTTCTTCTTGACGAAGTTCTCCGAGTACTGGGTGAAAAACTCCTTGGTGGCCGTCGGGTCGCCGAAGACTGCTTTCATCTGCGCGGCGTCGTTCAGCAGCGCCTGCAGCCCATCGGCGTCGGTGGGGATCTTGACCGGCATTACTTCACTCCATTCAGGCTGTTGTGCATGCTGCGGAACGCTTCCGCAAGGTCGTCGGGGTCGTAGTCGGGGTTGATGGCCTTCATGAGGGTTTGCAGCTTCGACTTCGCCGCTGCCTCATTGGTGAGGCCATCGGTTGCTGTCAGCCGGGACAGCCCGGCTTTCACGCCTGCCGCGTTCGGCGGGCTGCTCGGGGTGTACCTGTAGGGCAGCGCCCATGCGGCCTGGGTGGCCGGGTCGCCGTCGCGCTTGCCCGCGCAGATGGCGGCGTAGAACGCTGCCGGGTCGGCTGATGCGGCGCCGTTGTGCCATGCCTTCGACGCGTTCCACGGCGTGTTATCGACGGAGTCGCCGAAGCGGATCGCAGGCTCGGCTGCGGCTGCGATCGGCTCGGCCGGGTCCTGCGCCGGGGGGGTCACGGTGACGTTGTGCGCCTCGGCGAGTGCGGCCACGGCGGCCTGCGCGCTGGCTAGCTGCGCGGTGGCCTTCGCCATGTCTGCGGCGTGCTCGGCGGCCCGCAGGGTGCGCCCGGCCTGGGTGGCGTTCGTCAGGCCATCGGTGGCGGGCAGCCGTTCGAGTGCCGCGCGGACGCCTTCGACGTTCGCCGGCCCGCCGGGCTTGTACCTGTAGGGCAGCGCCCACGATGACTGGCTGCCGGGGTCGCCGCCGCGGGTGCCCGCGCAGATCCCCGCGTAGTAGGCCGCGGGGTCGCCCGAGAGTGCGGCGTTGTGCCATGCCTGCGCCGGGTTCCACGGCGAGTAGTCCAGATCCAGGTGGTCCTCGGCGGCGCTGGCGTGGCCGTGAGAGTGCGCGGCGTCGCCGTCGTGCGTATGGGAGTGATCGTGCGTGGTGTCGCCGCCCTGGCTGCCGTACGCGGGGTGCGGGTGGCTGTGGGTGCCGGACATCGAGCCGTGCGGCTGCGCGGCGTCACGGAGCGCCGACACGAGGAAGTTGGTTAGCTCGCTGGCGTCGTCCAGGTCCTCCCCGGCGTCCTGCCCGGAGTCGCTGCCAGAGCTCGAACCGGCCTTGAGCGGCTTCCCGGGGACTGGCTTTAGCTGGGTGCCGTCGGCTGCCCAGTGGGAATGGTCGGTGTCTCCCTCGGGCGTGGAGTCGTCGTCGCCGTCGCCGTCGGGATCCCACGCCACGGACTGGGTGCCGTCATCGGCGGTGGACACGTCGGCCGTGATGACGCCCGGGGCGGCGTTGGTGATGCCCGGGGCGGCGTGGTTGGTCACGCCGACGATGGAGTCAGCGAGTCCGGCGGCCACCGCGGCCTCGGCGGTGTACCACGTTTCGCTTTGCATGGCCGCGCGCCATTCGGCCTGCGGCTTCCCGGTGCGGGCGGCGTAAACGCTGGCGATGGTGTCGCTGGCGGCGTTCAGCTGCTCCACCATCCTGGTCAGTTCGGCGGCGTTCCCGGCGGCCATCGCGAACCCGTCGTGAATCATCAGCTTGGCCGTCGGCTCCATCAGCAGCCGCCCGGGTGCGGCGGCCATGGCGATCACCGAGCCGATGCTGGCCGCGAGCGCGTCGATGACGATGGTGGGGTTCCGCTTGCGGAGCGCGTTGTAGATCGCGATGCCGTCGAACACTTCCCCGCCGGGGGTGTTCAGGTGAACCTCAAGGTCGCCCTTGACCGCGTCCAGTTCTGCGATGAACGCGCCGGCGGACACGCCCCACATGCCGATCTCGTCATAGATATGCACCTGAGACGGGCCCGTGGCCTTCGCCTCGATGCGGAACCAGTCGGTCTTGCCGTCGGTGCGCTGCAAACCGAACACCGAACTGGCCGAAGGGAAGACTTTAGGCACTGCAAACCTCCATCGGTTCGGTGCGGAGCAGGTGCCGCAGCCGGGCGCCCATGTCCGGGCCGGCGGGGCCGAGCGCGCAGCGGCAGTGCGGATGGGCTTGCGGCCCGGTGTCGCCGGACGGGTATTCCTGGCCGATCGGGACCGGGCTTGCGGCGGCGTTGACGATGCACACCGGGCACGCGCTGCCGTCCTCGATGAGCCACGCCCCGGACTTGATCCCGCGCTTGGCGTAGAGCGCCTTAGCGCCCTTCGTGACTGCCCGGGTGATGAGGTCCACGGCGATGGACTTGGCCTTGCCCACGGCGCGCAGGGCGGTTCTGATGGCCGTCCCTAGCGCAGCGGCGGCCAGGCCCCCGGCGGCACCTGCCACTAGCTCGGCGCCGACAGTCGCGGTGAAAGCTGCGGCAGCAGTAGCAGCGGCAGCATCGGATGCGGCGGCAGCGGTTGCCAGCGCGGCTGCCACGCCGAGCGCCTCGGCCCGTTCCTGCGCGGCATCGGCGTCGCCTGGCTGCCAGGTGCCGGTGTCGGCTGCGGTGCCGTCGGCCATCGCGTCACCGGAGACAGCGCCGATGAGGAAGCCGTCGGTGATCAGTCCGGGCATCAGCGTCTCAACGGCGGCCAGCAGCGTGAAGCCCTGCGCGGTGAGCCATGTCACGGCAGCGGCGGCGTCCTGGTCGCCGTCCGGGTGCGCGGCCAGGTACGCGGCGGCCAGTTTCTGCGCCTGCGCCACGGTCACGGCAGCGGCCACGGCAGCGGCCAGGCCCTCGGCCCAGTGCCCGGCGGCCTTGATGTCCAGGTCCCAGCCCGGCCAGGTCTGCGCGGCTGCGGCCATCGGACGGCGGTGGCCGAGCACGGTAAGCGCCGATGCGTAGATGGTCGGCATCAGCCACCTGCCAGTGTCTTGTGGCCGTTGCTGGCGGTGGTGCGGTCCCAGTGTGCGCGGATGAGCGTGATCAGTTCGTTGTTCAGGTCGCCATCGGTGTCGCCGGGTGCGGCGTCCGGTGCGGCCGGCTTTCCCCCGGGTGCCGGTGCGCCTGGCGCTGCTGGCGCTGCCGGAACCCACCCGGGGGGTGCCACCGGCATCTGGGTGGCTTTCTCCACGACCTTCATGTCCGGCAGGCCGACTACTTCGAGCACGTCGGCGGGGTCGAACCCGGCGTCGATGAGGGTGTTCGCCGCCGTGGCCTTCGCTACTAGCTCGCCGTTGTCTTCCTCGCGGTTGTCCGGTGACGGGTCCTCATAGTCGAACTCGACATTGCCCGGCCCGAACATCGGCAGCAGCTTGCAGTTCAGGGTGTCCTTGCGCCGCTCAAGCCTCGGGATGGTCTGCCAGCTGACGAACACTTCCTCTGCCGTCTGCGCGTTCGCCCTGTTCACGTCGTCCGTGGTCCCGAGCATCGCCTTGTGCATCCGCCACGCTTCGCGCAGTTCATCGCGGTTTGTCTGCCGCAGGTTCGAGTACTCCATGTCCTTGTTCGTGGGGGCATCGCCCGCCCACGTGGCGCCGTTCTCAAGGACACCGACCCGGCCGGCGCGCGCTACGCCCTGATGCGACTCGCGCCACCGTGCGACCAGCTCATCGAACTCGCCCTCAGATAGCCGCTTGTCCACCTGGATGATGCCGCCGGGCGTGGCGCCGTTCTGGAACAGGTTCCGCTGGTACTCGGTGGCATACCGCTGCTGCTGGATGTTCGGCAGGATGCTGGCCACCGGCCCGGCGCCCCGGTACGGATCCAGCGGGTCCGGGAGCTTTTCCAGGATCACTTCATCGAGCTTGAGCGGCACCTGCTCGCCGTTAGGCCCGGTGTAAATCCAGCCGACCAGGTAATCGTCCGGGTCGGGTACGGGGTCCATGCGGTCTGGCCGGACGTACCACATGGACGTGGGGAACGTCGTTACCTCGCGCCCGAGCACCCAGAACGTCTCACCCGTCAGTTCCAGGTGCTGGTTGCTGCCCTCGCGGAACTCGAACCCGGTGTGAAAGTCGTTCGGCTTGCTCCACAACGCCAGCGCGGCATGCTGGACAACTTCGACGCGCTGGTCGCTTCCGTGATCAGCCGTGGAGTACCTGCGGCGGCCATCCTGCGGCTGTTTCTTGTAGAGATGCCACACGGGCGCCGCTGCGGCCTGCTGTAGCAGCGAGACGATCGAGAACACGGTGCCCGACTGGCCGTAGGCCCGCATGTAGGTGTCTTTGCTCGCCCGGCCGGCACCGAGGTCGAACATGGTGCTGCGGCGCTGGCCGTACGGGGACATGGGCACGGGCGGCCCGGTCTGGTTGCGCAGCCGCCGCAGCCCGCTTTTCACTAGCCCTCGTCCGCGATCATGTTCTCAACGACCACCAGCGAGACGCCGGTCACCAGCCAGCCCCAGCCGTGCCCGGCGTGGAACGCGGCGAAGTCGATACCTGCCACGCCGAGCACGGTCAGCGGGATATCCCAGAGCCGCGCAAGTGACGCCTTATGCGGCCGGGCGGCAATCTTCACGGCGGTCAGCAGCACGCCCAGGACGCCGCCAGCGCGCCGCAACGCGGGGCCGAGCCAGGGTGAACGGTGGTGCGTATGTGCCGGGACAGCCGAGAGTGCCAACGGTTCCCTCCGGGGACGGTAGAGACCTGACGGCAAGGCTATCTCACGCTCTGTATGAAAGTCATCAACAGAGCGTGACGAGATTTAGAGGGTATCTACAACGTGAGGTGCTGTTAGGTACTAGTGAGGTCAGCGGATCCAGCGCATGCGTGGCCGGCCAACGAGGTCGATCCCGGCGCATAGGTAGCGCATGCAGTCCATGCCGTGATCGTTTTCCTTGCGCGGCTGTTCCTTGCGCGTCTTGTCGTCCCACACGTACTCAAGGACTTCATCCTGGGTGCAGACCGGCCGCTTGGCCTCGGCCAGCGCGGCGTCACGCTCGACCAGCGCGTCGCGGCAGATGAACAGCCGCGGCTTCCCGTCGGCCTGGACCTTGAGCCGCGCCTTGACGGCCTCGATGCCTTCGAGCACGGACTTATGCGCCGCCGTGGTGGACAGCCCGAGCTTCGATTCCAGGGTCGCCCGGCCCTCGGCGTCGTGGTCGCATATCACGTCACGCGGGCGGGGTTCCCTGCCGTGCTGCGTGGTCGTGGCCGCGATGATCGCCCGCGCGTGGTCCTCCACCAGCACCTGCGTGCGGTAAATCTCGCGGTACAGATACAGGCGCCCATCGGGGTCCTCGGCCCACGCCTGCCACACGAACGGGTTAGTGAACCCGAAGTCCACCACCCACCACCGCGTCCACGAATCGGGCGGGTGACCGATCGGCTTATGCAGGTGGACGGCCGGGTCGAACGTGTCGAAGATCAGGCCCTCCGCTGCTGCCCACTTCCCGGCCCGCAGCCGTTCGTAGCGGACCCCGGTGAGCGCGTCGAGCCGTGCGATGTAGCTGCTGCCCTCGGGTGTCCATACGTCGGCCGTGGCGTCGTAGAGCCGGGGGTTGTCCTCATGCCGGCAGTAGATCAGGGTGGTGGCGCCGCGGTCACAGCGCTGTTTCAGCCAGTGATGCGGAGCGTCCGGGTTGCAGTCCGCCATGATCTGCTGGAACGACACCGCGCCGTTACGGAGCCGGGTGGTGATCGCTTCCCAGTCGTCCTCGGTTAGCTCGGTGGCTTCCTGCACGTACGCCACGTCGTATTCCGAGCTCATGATCCGGGTGGCCTTGTCCATGCCGCCGATGACGATCACGGACCCGTTGCCGTAGCGGTAGGACGCGGCTTCCTGCGCGCTGCCGCCGTAGTACCTCACCTCACCCGACGCCAGCGCTTCCTTCGCGACGTGCTCCCGGTAGGTCACCAGCGCCGTGGAGCCGAGGCTAACCGCGGTTTTCCGCAGGATGACACCGCGCATGCCGGGGTTCGAGAGAGCCATTGAGTGCAGTTTTTCCAGGCAAGCGCGACTCTTGCCCGTGCCCGCCGCGCCCGACAAGAGCACTTCGGGGTCACGGCAGTGGAACAGATCCCGCGCGCTGCCGACGGGCCGGTAACGGTGCTCTACCCGCTCAAGCGCCTGCGCTGACATCGGCCGGTGCTGCCTTGCCGCTCTTGCGCGCGTCGGCGACGATCAGCCGCCACCGCTCACGCTGATGCTCGGGCAGGTCGTCCCAGCCCACGGTGAGCGGCCCGCCGAGCACCTTGCGGTACGTCGTCCACGAATCACGGAGTGCCCGTTCCAGGTCTGTCATCGCTTCCTCACTTCGGGTTGGCTTCGTGCCACTCGGCTATCTCGGCATCCACGCGCCCGGCGCCGGGGTCCGTGTACGGGGTGTTGAGCCACGCCTGCCGCTCGATGGCGTCGTCCCGCAGGTTCCGGGCGGTGGCCGCTGCCAGCCGGTCCATGCTGAGTTTCCTGCGGTTGCTCACCAGTAATGCAGCTCCTCGGCCAGGGCGCGGAACTCGGCAGCGAGCACCAAGGCCAGGGCATCAGCCAGGGCATCAGCGCTGCCATCAGTAACACCGTGACAACGGGCACGCTGCCGGATCAGCCCGGCCAGGGCACCCGTGCCGATATCGCTGGCGATCACGTCGGCCCGTGCCAGCAGGGCACGCTCGACGGGCACCACCGAGGCGTCCAGGTGCGCCTTGGGCTTGTCACGGCGTGGCGGCGTCATCGCTTCACCCCCGGGCAGTAGGACGTGATCGCGGCATCCACGAACGTGGTGGCCTTGCTGCGGCTGCCGAGCGATGGAATCGCTGCCGTGACCGCCTGGCGGTACGTCCAGGTGCCCTTAGTCAGCAGCCGGCAGAACACCTTGGCCGCCGCTATCTGGTCCTTGCCCTGCTGGACGCTATGCGCCGCATGGCCGGACCCGCTGAACGCCGCCTGGACGTGCGCAGCAGGTGACGGCGAACCGCCGCATGCGGCCAGCAGCACCACCGCCGCGCCAGCAGCAGCACCCGCCCGCCCGAGCCGCCAGCGGCGCCACCGTGACACCGGCAGGCCCGCGGGCGGATCCCCGGCCACGTCAATCGGCCCGGTCACCTCGCCGCCGTCCGGCTTGTGGAACGGGCAGAACCCGTCCGCGTCAGCGTCGAGCTTGCACGGTGCGCCCTTGCGGGTCATCCCCCGGCATGTGTCCATGGTGGTCCTCCCCTATGCCAGCGCGCCGATGTCCACGCCTTCGATGATGTGCAGAACGGGCATCACCGTGACCGTGGCGCGCGGCGGCAGCTGCCCGAGTTCCTCGGCAACAGCATGCAAGATCGCCGTCCGCGCCTTGATCCACTCATGGTGATCACCTTTCTCATGGCCCTGCGCGGCCTCGAAATCGGCCTGATGCGCCACGATGCGGTTGTCCTTGCGCGCGATCCAGAGGCCCGCGTAAGCGTCATCGAGCGACGCCCGGACCCGGTCAATCTCGGCAGCCCATTGCCGCGCGAACTTCGTCACGTACGGCCGGCTGATGCCGAACCGCCGGGCCAGGTCAGCGCGCGTCACTTCGCCGGCGGCCAGTTCCCGCATCAAATCGCGCCGATCGTAGGCGTTTAGCTTCGGAAAACCCGAACTGTTAACCGTATCGACGGCTTCGGCGGCCATGCGTTAACCATATGGGGCGTGGTCACGCTCTGCCTACGCCTGGTCACTCTCTGCGCGTCGTCGTCTCCCCTTGCGGGCGTAGCTCACCCGTGCCCGGATGGCCCGCGCCATGCCCCACGCATCGCTGCGGCGTCCTGATGCCCCGTAGTGCTTCGGTGGCGTGTCGGGCCAGAACCAGATGGTCTTAGCGCGGATCCGGGCGTTCATCAGCCGTGCTACATAGCAGGTGCGGGACACGTGCAGGTCTGCGGCGGCAGCGGCGTCGGAGTCCTGCCAGGCGCGTACCTCCAGGGTCTGCCGGTCCTGTGTGGTGATCTGCGGCCAGACGGTGCGCAGGGTGAGCAGTTCGTCTATGCGGTCCTCGAAGGAAGCGGAGCCGAGCACGTGGCCGCCCCGGTGGTACATCTCGTAGTTGGGCATGGGCTTGCCGTGGACCCGGCCGCGGATCCGGGCGGCTGAGTTGATCTCCGTGGTGATGCCGGCCCAGCCCTGATGGATTAGCTCGGTGCGGTCGGTGTAGGCGCCGCCGTTGTCCAGTATGCGGTCAAGGATGCCGGCCAGGGCGAACTCGGCGCGGTTCTCGTATGGCATGACCGGAGCCGCCCGGTGGGTCCGGGCGGCTATGTCGGCCAGTTCGTTTAGTTCCTCGAAGGTCCATCCCCCGAAGGTGTCGTCATCGTCCATTGCGCCAGGTGTCGGACTCGGCGTACTCGGCGACGAAGCAGGCCACGAGGAAGCCGAGGACGAAGCCGCTGAGGATGAACAGGAAGTTGCTCATGGTGTGATCCTTTCCAGGCAGGACGGGCAGCCGATCGAGCCGGTCCTGTAGACGTAGCCGTGCTCTGCGCAGTCGCGGGCGGGGTCGTCGCCGATGGCGGGGCGCCTGCGGGTGATGATCAGTTCCACCGGGAACGTGGTCGGGTACTCGGTGCGCCAGCCCATCCAGCGGCGCGGCACGTCGCCGGTCATCTTCTTGCTTGGCATCGCTGTCCTCCCTAGAACGGCGGGGTGAGCGGCGCGGTGGCGTCGGCCCAGAGGTCGGCGAGTGCGTGTATGCACTCGGGGTGCTCGCACTCGGCGGTGCAGATCGTGGTCACGGTGTCGTCGGGGTCATCCGGTAGGCAGTAGTCGGGCGGGTCGTGGAGAATGGTCACTGTCTGCTCCTTGTGGAAGGGGTGCGGGCTTGCGGGTAGTGGCGGGCACCTGGCTTAGCGGTCCAGGTGCCCGCCGGTCGGTTGTGGCAAATTGCCATCGCGGGTAAGCAACTTGCTTACGGTTTGCTAGCGGTTTGCTTCGGGTTTGCTTCGGTGATGGCGGCGAGAACGTCCTGCCAGCAGTCCGAGCCGATGCCGCGCGCCTCAGATTCCGGGTCACCGAGCCCGCGCCCGCAGATGTAGCAGGCCGAGGCTGGCCCGCAGCCAGCGCCGTCGATGATCTTCGCGGCTGCCTGGTAGACGCGCCGCGCCTGCCGCTCCTGACGTGTCCTGGCTGCCTTCGTCGCTGCCGCACTGCGGCGTACCCTGCGACGCTCGTTCGCTGCCTCCACGGCGGCACGGGCGATGTCTGGCGGGTAGCTGTTGGGGTTGTGCAGCACCCCGTCGGCGTCGATGCCGATGTCGTAGAGCTGGTGCCCTTCGTGGACGATGAACCGCCAGCGCGTCACGCTGCCAACCTCAATTCGGGGTGAGACGTGGGCACGCGCCCCCTGTACTTGGCTACTCGCGCCCGGATGCAGCAGCGGCAGTCACGGTGTCCGTTCGGCCGGAAGTAGGTATTGATCAAGTCGAACGCGCAGCCGCAGGTCGCGCATGCGGTCTTGGCGAAGTTCACGGCGGCGAACGACGTGCCCCGCAGGACGTTGACACGCGAGGTCACCGGGTCCAGGTGCGACGGCAGGCAGCAGGAGTTCCAGTGGCAGCCACGGCGCTTGACGTGGTCGAGCACGTGCTTCGGCGGGATCTCGCCCACCAGCAGTTCGTAGACCACCCGGTGGAGTTGCTGGCCGTCGATCGCGGCGTACTGGAACGGGTCCTCTGTCTTGCTGCCGCGCCAGCAGCCGTGGTGCTCGTCCACGGTGATCCTGTTGCGGATCCGCTCGGGCAGGTCGCCGAGGCTGAACGCTCCGTGACGGACGATGAGCGGAGAGTGACGGGTGGCGGGCAGGGTGAGCCCAGTGGGAAAGTTGTTCATGGTCCCTATCCGGTTTGTGAGTTATGCCTGTTGTTCACTTTGTGAACATCGCCGGGTGATAGTTGGCCCGGCTTAATGCCTGGTTATCCGTAATGCCCGTTGTTCACTTTGTGCACATCCGAGGGTCCGATGTTCACAAAGTGCACACTGGTTTGGACCCAAACGACACTGTGACCTGCATCGCTTGACAAAATTTCTGCCGAGGGTGTAGTACGAACTGTTGGTGGGTTTGAATCTGTTGAACAGAACTAAGGGACCTTGCCCCGTGCTCACCTGTACGAGCACCACTTGGTGAACAGCCTCTCGACGTAGAACCTGCTGATTCCCGCCCGCCCGGCCAGAGCACGAAACTCGCCGTAGTCGTACGGGATGAGTGCGTAGGGATCGGCTGGCACTTCGCCGCAGCACTCCCGCAGACCCTGGACGGCAAGGTGGATGATCTGCCCGGTCCACTCGCGCGGGAACTTCTCGACGGCGTACCAGCGGGCAGCGGCAGCGAGTAGCGCCGGGTCGGCCTTCGAGCGGTACGGCTGGAACGCCGAGCCGTTGCTGATGGACTTCTCCAGCCCGAACCTGCCGAGGCATAGCCGGTCCACGCCGTAGGTGGCAATGAGCGCGTCGGCGATGGCGATACTGCCGGGCGTCCATAGGTGCTCGGTGTCGCAAGTCCCGAAGCAGTGCATGACCATCCACACTTCGGGCTTGTCGGCCTTGGTGATGGCGAGGTTGGCGCCGCAGATCGGGCACTCCCGGTCCTGGCCGCTGCTGGGTCGGGGCTTCGGGACCGCGTCACGGACGTGGTAGCGGTGGCAGTAGGACTGGCTGGCGCCGTCCTTGCACCAGTTGGGCGCGTCGCCCACATCACGCCTGGCCCGTCTCGCGCGCTAGCTCGATGGCCTCACGCTCGGCCATCCACGCCTGGACCCCCTCGCGCCGGTAGAGCAGCGCCCGGCCGATCCTGGTGCCGCGGGGTCCGCGCCGCGGTCGCTTGGTGCGCCAGTTGTAGAGCGTGGTCACGGTGACCCGTAATAGCGCGGACACTTCCTCGGCGGTCATGTAGTCCTCTGGTGCGGCCTGCGTTGCTGACATGTTCGGCTCCTATCGCCGGCTACCCAAACAGTGTTCCTGCTTGGTGAGAATGCCAACGTATCCGAGGTTGCCGTGAGGCGTCAACTGCTACGTGGGAAGTGATAGCTATGGCTTGTGACAGCGCCGGGCGGTAACATGCCCGGATGGCAGGACACCAGAAAATACCCGGACCAATCGCCCGTAACGTCGCCGCTAACGTGCGCCGCGAACGTAAGCGCCTGAACCTGACGGCAGCCGAGCTATCCG